AAGCTTTCTCAAACCAAGACATCATCTGAGAGTGAGTCTTCGCATAGTGGTCCGATCGCTCCTCAAGGAGGATGATCTTTCCGTAGGCTCTCTGCAGCTCATCTTTGAGAGTTAGAACTCTTCCAAATTTTTCATCAAAGCTGAGTTGAGTGCCATGGACTGATTTGGATAGTTCCTCCATGCTCCGCTCAACGAGCTCAAGTTGAAGCTTCAGGGTATCCGCTCTTTTGATGAGATCTTCTTTGAGGTTCATCATGCGTTTTTGAACGCCGATCATTTCGAGGGAGTGCTTTGAGAGGTCCCCCCTGATTTCGCTCATGCTCCCAGCCATGGCAATCTGCCACTGGGCCATTTTGTTGCCCACACTATGAACGTCTTTTTTGAAATTCTTCTTCAATACGAAGAGAACCAAGGTGCTGCACAATTGGATCATGCCGTAGAGGATCAGACCAAAGAGTGCAATGATACCAAGCTTTGGATCCTTAATTAAGAACTCCAGAAACTCGCCCATCAGATCTTCTCCCGAACTTTGAGAACGAATCCCATGTCGATGAGCTGCTTTCTCATGACTGGATCGCGCAGATCATATGTTTCCTTTTTCATCTCAGACTTCGTGCAGACCCAAAGGAAATGCTCAGTGCAGACTTCGTATTGATATTCAAAGCCTGGGATATCAGGACTTAGCCGGAGCGTCCTGTTTTCCAACGCTGGTACAGAAAGCAGTTGCGAGGACGCGCAGCCTAAATTCCAGGTTATCAAGGACAGCATCGTTACGAAGAGCAGGATCTTTGTTGTATTCAGCATACCAAGCCTTCTGGATCGACATCTTTTCATCGATGTATTTTGTCTTCTCTTCGTTGTTCCAAAGCTCCAACGCAGTAGAGAGCGTGTTGAGAAGAACAGTAAACATGGTTATTTCGCCTCGCTGCTTTCGTCGGACTTCTTGCTGACAATTCGGCCTTTGACAAAGTTCCAAATTCTCGTCACGTATTTCGGCATTGGCAAGTGAAGGCCTGCAAAGAAGCCAGCGAGAGTCGGACCGGCATGGATAAGTGTCTCCGCCCAGGCCCGACCCTCTTTAGACAACGCAAGAATGAATTGCTTCGTCTCTGGCGACATCGATTAGCCCTTGAGAGCTGCGACAATTTGACCAGCCATGAGTCCGGCAAGAACGACTTCTTCCTTGGATTTCATCTCTTCAGGAAGTGCGGCGTATCCAGTGACAGCGCGTTGCAAAGCTGGAAACTCTTCGACGACCAGGTCAGTAACCTTAGCGCCACCTTTGAGCTTCACGATGATGTCGACAACGCAGTCTTTGATTTCTTTGCTTTCTTTTGGAAGCGATACTGTTTCTTGAACGAGTTCCATTTTACTTCTCCTTTGTTGTTGGTGGGCACTTTTTGAATCAATAAATTTTCTAATCAGCGCGGCCCCCAGCAATGGGCGTGAACGGCGGTATCAGCGGCCGCTCCCCCAGAAGTGAAGGTTTTGATTACAAGAGCAGATGCTGAAGATGCCGACCTGGATGGCTGGCATTGCGCTCCGATCGACTGATCACCATCGATTGAACAAGTGCAGCTCCCAACCGATGAATAAGCGGTGCCGAGGTTGATTGAGTAAACTCCGGTCCCAGTTCGAGTGACATTGGTGACGTCCCCTGTGCTGTTTGTTGAGATTGTGCAAGGGGATGCAGTGCAGCCGCTGGTCAAGCCAGTGTTTGCACCGAAGGACACTTCAGTATCTCTGAGAATGCCGCTTCCAAGTTGAACAACTGAGCCCGTGAGATAAGGCGCGGGCATTGGGGCGTCGAGCTCAACTATGGACCATTCGATGGAGCTTCGTGCAACGGATGAAGCTTGAATGCCGATGGCGCCGCTGGTTGATGCTCCTTGAAGCTTCAGACTTACCGACGACGTTGACGTAGCATTATAGATTCCGCACAAAGGTTGGGTCTGATATGTCGTCGTACCGTCTGAGGCGATACGTGTTCCTGCTTCCGCAATCGTCGTAGTGCCATCCGTGAGTCGAATGTTCAGAACTGCGTAATTTACGGCGCTATAAACTTGCGGATAAGCACAAACGAAATAGCGTCCTGCTCGCGGAGGAGTAAATGTAACTCCTGGAAGAACACCAGAGACAGCCGTGACCGTGCCGAAATTTCGATTGGTACTCTCAACCAAGTTGCAGGTAGCATCTGCAGTAAAGTCACCAATCGCCGTACTAGTTCTAGTCCAGTTGCAGGTAGTGTCATTATACCCACTCCAGCTCGCAGGAGTTTGGTCGGCTCTGTAGCCAGTTTGGGATTGAGTTGGAAAATACTCAACTTGAAAGCCTGCACTTCCTCTAGTGTCCGTACCAGCCAAGGTGATTGCTGCGGAAACAGATCCCCACTTGCACTGGACTTTCCACGTCCTGCTTCCGGCTTGTGTGTATGTCCATTTTCCAGTCAACGTCAAAGGCGCTGCCGTTGATGTGTTGGTATCAAATCCTTGCTCAACGAGTGTATTTCCTAAGTCGTCCACAATCCGACAAGTTGGAGAGCTATCCGCTGATTGATCAACTCGTGAGGTCCAAGTAACTTTGTAACTACCAGGCTGAGCGTTAAGATAAGTTGCCTGTGGTACCTTGCCCGGAGAAGTGAGCGGACTGCCATTCGATATGGTAGCGGTCGCGCATGACGCATTAGATGCAAAGTCCGCTGCATAAGTGTTTTGCGTGATCGCCCACGTACATCCTGCTGTGCCGGCAAAGACGAGAGAACCGATATCTTGCGCCTGACTCACCTGACCGAGATTCGTGGCAAATCCCACGTATCCCTTATCGATGGAGCCAATAGTTGCTCCCGACAAAAAGCCCGCTGTCGAATAGAGCGCAACGCCAACGTTTCCGGAAGATGGGAAGATAAAGTTTGTCGAAACCTTAGCCCAATTGCCGGTACCAGGAACGCTTACGCACTGATTTAAAAGAGTCGTGCCTTGAACGCGTGGGCAGACCTGAAGCGTCGAAGCCGTCGTATTTACGTAAAGACTTGCTTCGCCGTTATTAGGACTCAGAGACGATCCAGGAGTCCAGTCTTGATACCAGAGAACCTGAGCGGATCCGAACGTTGCAGAAGCACTGAGAGTGAGTGACTGCTTCCCGTCTACATAGCTTGAAGTGTTTACTGCAGACGAAACATTTGAGCCTGCGGTCCATCCAGTTGCAACCGTTGCCGCTTCAAAGCTTGCGTTGACGAGCCCGTTGCCCAAACCCTCGGAAACATCACCTTTAACAATGGTCGCCTTCGAGGCAAAGGCCGGGCTGCATAAATATGCAATCAGTGCATAAATTTGGACGATAGTGATTAGCTTTTTCATTTAAATTCTCCTGAAGAGTTCGTTCCAAAGAGTGCCGTCCCAGATCAGAGCAAGAACACTGTGGTTATAGAGAGTGATCGCGCCATTGAGCGAAAGACCACTGCCATCGGAAAGAGTGAGCGTATTTGTATCGCTCGTGCCGATGACATAAATGATCTGGCCGACGACGGTACCGGCGCTAATTTGCGATGTAGCCGTAACCGTGACCGCGCCACCTGATCCTTGAACAAACTGCGTTTGAAATGGAATCGCAGCCGTTGAAGTGATCCCTCCTGCTGCCGTGATTGCTTGAGGTGAACCAGTTGAACCGCTGATCGTGTGTACTTGCGCAACAGAGGTATTTCCGGAGAGATTTGAAAACGCAGGTTGCGAACAGTTGGCATTACCGCTTGCTGCAACACCTGTTGACCAGTTATTCGCTCCGCACTGAGTGGGCGTACCAGCCAATGCGGTGGCCGTTGCTGCGTTACCAGTCGTGTTCTGATTGAGTGTAGGGATATCAGAAGCAGAAATAGCAGACCAAACCGGAGGAGCACTAACGGACCCAGTTCCAGTTTGAGAAAGAAACATTTTGGTGCTCGAAGTATTGCCTGCGAGGCGCGTTGGAGCTGGCGTCGAATTCTCGTAAATGATGTCTCCAAGAGTTGTCATTGGATTGGAGAATCCGCCAGCAGGCGCCGCCCAAGTTCCGTCAGCACGAAGGAAATTCGACGTCCCACCTCCAGAGCCTGGAACCATACCTGGATTTGCAGATGTGAATGGCTGGAAGTAAATACTCGAGCCAGAAATTACAGCACCATCTGAAGACGACGTCTGGCTTCCATATGTGCCAACCGTACTTACTCCGCCGCCGCCGGTCCCGCACGCGGCGCCAGCATCAATGAAGTTTCCGCTCGCGTCGATTTTTACGCAGTTTCCGCTCGTAAGTGAGCCGGTCGTCGTTGCCAGAGTCGTCGTATTTCCAGAGAACGTAACCCCAGACAAATCAGAAAGCGCAGGTTGAGTACACGCTGGAACTCCGCTTGTGTTGATCTGACTTAACCACTGGTGAGTACTGCAAGTCAGAGATTGCACACCGCCCTTAGAGCTTAAGCTTGGATTCGGAAGATCCGCACCAACAAGCGCTCGAAACGTAGGAGAACCAGCCGATCCGTTGGGCGACGCGAAGACTTGGTTTGCCGATTGGCTAACGAGCGAAGCGGATAAGGTTCCAGAAATAGTAACAGGAGATCCGCTAACTGAGAAAATGGAAGGAAGCGAAAGTCCAACGCTAGTTACTGTGCCAGATCCTCCACCTCCGCCGCCGCTGCACGCTTGCCATGCTCCATTGCCAGCAGAATCGGTTGCGGTCCAACAATATCCAGCTGTTGCCCCAGTCGTAATTTTCAAGGACGGAGCCGAGACTGTGCCGGTGAAAACCGGAGATGCCAGTGGAGCGTACTTCAAGACCATCCCTGGCAAATTAGCCAGATCATCAAGAAGCATTCGCTGCGTCTGATTCCCAGTAGAATTGACGTATGGAAATGAATCGCTTGCTCCTACAGCCGAAGCTGATCCAAGAGGCAGCTGCGATATCTTCACCTCTGCTTGTGCAGAGATAGACGCAAAAATTAAGAGTAGAGCCAATAATATTTTCATATCTCACCTCTCAGCAAGCAAACTTCTGAACGTATTTAGAGATCATCACTTGATTCGTTCCAGAAATAGCAACGGATGCGAAAATCCCCTTTTGAGGACTCCAGATAATGCCAGACCAACCGTTAGCAGCCGGAGCCGTGGCTGCGGTCCAAGTGATACCGTCAAACGAGTACATAACTTGACCGCTCTGAGCGACAGCTGCGAAGGCTCCAAGCTGTGGAGACCAAGCAATTGAGTACCAACTATTGCTGGTTCCAATCACGGTGCGCGTGGTCCAATTTATTCCATCGTAGGAACTCATTCCGGCACCGTCGTAAGAAAGCGCCACAAGCATCTCAAGCTGCGGGCTCCACGTAACGGTCGACCACTGTTTCACTGCAGCAGCGGTTCTGAGCGTCCATGTAGTGCCATTAGGAGAAGTCGCAACGCGATTGGTTCCAGAACCTGCCACTGCTACGAACAATCCCAATTCACTACTCCAACAGACAGAGCTCCAGTCAGACCCAGAACCAGCCGACACGCCGGTCCAGTTGATTCCATCTGACGAGTACATGAATTGATTGGTACCTGCGCCGCCAGTTTTCCCACACGCGACAAACTTTCCGAGATCTGGTGACCAACAAACCGACCACCAAGCCTCGGCGGATGGAGACGTTCTAACGGTCCAATTGATCCCGTCAGGAGAAGTCATAATGCTTCCGCCGGTATCCACGGCGACAAAAAGACCTAGCTCCGGACTCCAAGCGATTCCATTACAGCCTGGACCAGCTCCACCACCGCCAATGGTTCTTGTCGTCCATGTAATACCGTCCGGGGATGTCATCACGGCCTTCAAACCATGAGCTCCGGAGACAAAGAGTCCAAGTTCTGGACTCCAAGCGACACTTACCCAAGCATTTGCAGCCGAAGCACTCTCAGCAACCCATTGACTAACCGCCCGCGTTGCTACAGCAGTGTTCGCTTGAGGATTAAGAGCGCCTGGTTTGAAGGGCTTCCAGTAAGCAAAACTCGTCAGAGGGTTATTCAGATTGTTGTCGGCCTTGGAAACGTAAACGTTACCATTTCCATCCTGAGCAATAGATCCAGTGTAATAAGTCGTTCCCGCGTCCCACTGCGGAATCCCGTCTTGAAAACCTTGAGCAAGTTGATATGTCACCAGGTAAAACAGGGCATTCATGTCCTGAATTGTCGGACTGTTTGCTCCAAGGATGGCTCCAAACCATCCTGTTAGAAAGTTTGGAAGAAACTGCACAAGACTGGGATTTGCTGTTGCCCCAGAATATGTCTGCGGAGATCCAGCTGCAAGACTTCCGAATTGTGCGATTTGGTTGTTACTTGCGTTCGATCCAAAAATCAGCTGAGTGTATCGACTTAGTCTTCCCATGGTTTCACTCCAGTCCTAGTCCGATTCCACCTTCGGTGGTCAGAATGTCGCCGGCCTCCGTCGTCAGATCCTGTTGATAGTATTTTCCAACAGCATCCGTGTAACTGAGCCACGGCCAGTTCATATGATACGAAATGTAAGAGTTGAACGGAGTCGCATTTGGCTGAATTTGGCCTGTCAGTGAATACAGACTATATTCAGTCATTCCGAAAAAGGCGTTGATGGTGGGAACATAAATCACCGATGCAAGCTGCACGCCCATTGGTTTCGGCAAGAAGCCTTCGTTCACAAAAAGCTGAATGAGCTCAAAGCTACCGATCGATGAGCTAATTAAATAGCTCATGTGCATGTTCTGATAATCAAATACGAGGATTTGATCTGGAAACGATTGATTTAAAAGCTGAAGAATCGTCGCAAGAGAAGATCCTGCATTGTTCTTCACGATCGCCATTCGAATCAAAGCGATATAATCGGAATCATCAAGTGTGATGGGTCCGTTAAATCCTGATCCAGATCGGGATGCTCCGGCGTATTTCCCTAAAATGTCGAGCTGTGCGCCGACAGCAGGATTGGATCCGGTAATATTGAAAGCATCTTGAACGGCGAGAGGGAGTTGCGCATTTGGATCGGACTGCAATCCCATAAGAACCGGCGTGACAACTGCTTCAACCGTAGCAGCTGACTTCGGCTTACCGAGGTACTGCAGAATCAGCAGACTCACATAGTATTTAGCTAGTTCCGCCGTTGTCATCAGGTCACCGAGATGTTCAATGTTGCCGTGTTACCGTTAGAATCCGTCACCAACAGAACGTCCGTCACTCCCCCGGTAGATCCGGCCGTATACAATCCAGAGCTTGAATTTACAGACCCTCCACTGTTGTTGGTCTGGAAAGAGTAAGTTAGAGTTCCATATCCACCCAATCCCGTAAGCTGAGATGTGAACGTAGGGGCAACGCTCAGATTATTCGCTGTCAGGATCATCGGAAGAATGATGATGTTATTCGGGTCTAGCGTGAACTGCTTGTTTGCCGAAGATGGCGTCAGGGTATTTGCATACGTTCCGCCTGCCGTTGCACTAAATCCGCCAGTTCCTGGCGTGCCTGATCCGGAAAACGTTACAAGGGTGTTCGGATCAATCGACTGCACCGCCGTCGCGAGCGCATTGATATTCACCTCTTGGTTAACTCCAGGAACGAAAACAGAAGGAAGCTTCTGTTTAATCAGATAAATGTTTGGAACAGCTCCACTTGTAAGCGAGGATGCATAAAACGTGATGTAAAGAGGTTGAGAAACAACCTTATCGTAGTTCACTACGAACTGAGATCCATCCATCTGTGTAACAGCTACAGGAATGCTTCCATAAGTTCCGCATCCGGCGTTGCGCTTTAAATACATTGCCCAAGCAACCTGATCGAATCTCCACCACCAGCTACTGTCTGACACTGGATTTCCAGTGTTGTTGTTTCTCCCCGATGCATAGACGATTCCGCCAGACTGTACGAGGCTGCCAACTTGATACGTCGTACTAGAGCTGTAAGGACTTACGCTAGAGACAGGATAGGAAGGGCTGTCTTGCACGATCACCCATATGGAGTGACCCGGAATTCCCGCTGGAACTCCACCTGTACCTACGCTTGTTACATCGCTATCATTCTCATAAACTTTTACAGACCCGACACCATTGATGTTATTGAGCGAGGCCTCAAGCCCCGAGAGATAGCCTTGGGATGAAAGAGCTACGGACTGTTGACGGCGAATTTTTAACTCGGAATCAGTCTCTTCATCTACTCCCAGCGTCGTGTAAGTTTGAACGTTGTAGATTCCGGTGTTAGCTGGACCTCCGCCAATTCCAAGCACGATTGTCACAGGGACCGTGATATCTCCAACCGCAGATTGAATCGCGCCTGGGTTAGCGGCCTGAAATAGTAGCACCGTACCGCTAGATCCAGGATTAAAGTTCGGAACACTTGTAATTAGCTGATATTGGTTTCCGGCTCCATCAGCAACGGTATACGGAGGCTCAATCGTCTGATCCAATCCATAGAGAATCGGGACTGCAGCTGTTGTGAAAATCTTTACTGGCTGGACAGTAAACGTGCCACCTTTTCTCTGAATCCCATTCATCGCAACACGTTGATCCAAAATCACTCCAATTGCTTGATCGGGATCAAATGTGCTGTAGATCTGAGCCAGTAAATCTTGGAGGTCTAGAACCGACTGAACGAATATATTCATCATCTGCCCGTCAGGAGAGCTAGAAGACAAATCAATATCGTTACCGTAGATGTTCTGAAATGCGGCAGTATACTGAGCTACAAGCTCATCGCGAGTCGCAAGAGATAATCCATTTACGCCAATTGAGTTAGGCATCAGTGTGTCTCCTCATTAAGCACCGCCGCCAAGGTCATACTGAAAGGTTTCTGTAAGAACCGAATAAACAGTCACGACCTGATAACTGACTTGCAGTGATCGGTTTGAATCCAAATTTACGGATAGTTTCTTTACGCCGGTGACAACCTGATTTCCGTCTGAATCGGTCGTATTCAAAATGACAGCTGAAACAGCGAGCGAAATGGCTAGTTCATTCTTTCCGCCCAACAGGTTAAACCAGTCGATCCCAGCGCCGAGATCAAAAAAACAATCTCCAAGGAAGGATGTCACGCGGGATTGAATCGCTTGCGCAACGGCCAGATTCGCGCGCTTATAGTTTGAGCGGCCATGCCCGAAAGTCCAATCGCCATTTGAATCAAGCGCACGAACAATCATTCGAGAAGCCCTCCTAACTCAGATGCGATCGTTGTCAGCTGTGTGATACTCGTCGAATCAACGGTTCCCTGTGATGGGCCAACCCCAGCTACGTCGATCTTCAAGTTTTGAATGGCTGTGACAAGTTGGCTCAACAGGCTGAAAAGAGTTGATGTTCCATTTCCAATTTTGACTTTCGCTGGTCCCACTCCAACTAAAACATTACCGTTCTGCAAAACCGCGCGACTGGTATCGTAGTTTTGCAGTCTGTTCGCATTAGAGCGAATCCCAACAAGGATGATTCCATCGGAAAATGAATGGAGCCTTGGCGTTGCCACCTGAGAACCTGGTCCGCCGTTATACCAATTATCAAGATCGCGGTCGTTGAACAAAACGACGCACTCGTCTCCTTTTTGAATAGGAAACGTAAGCGACGAGTTTCCTCCGCCGAGACAGATCACAGGACAATCTACCAATACTGGATAGTTCACTGCGACGGGTTTATAAACGGCCAGAGCCTCATCGTAGTTGAAGTATGTTTGTGTATAATTGACCGTGGCCGTGGCCAACTGGTTTTCAGCGTCGAAGCTTTCAATCGTTCCAATGTGGTGACAATTCAAATTCTGAAGCAGGTCTTTTCTGAATAGATCCAGAAGATCCTTCATCGTTGGTTCGACCGGAGTTTGAACCTGTTTGATGGTAGAGCTCATGTGAGTGTTACCCCCACGAGCTGGTTGAAGTATGCGAACTCGGCTGTCGTGATAGCTTCGCCGCAAACGGCATCTGAGATCATTCCACGGTGATGGACCGCAGTAACTTTTCTCAATCCGTTGAAGTTCTCGCCGGTAATACTCGTGAGCTGAGCTGCGTATCCGACCTGAAGCTGAGGCTCAAAAATCATGTCGAAGTGAACAAGGGTTTCTTCAAGGACAGGAGTACCCAAGAGCCCGGAGGCAGAGTTTATGTTCAATACTTGTCCAGACTGAATATATTCGTTCGGACCTAAGCAGTGGGCCACTTCTCGATCAACGAAAAAAGCTCCATTGGTCAGATCGAGAAGATTTGTAACGGTAGAACCAACGTATGATGCCCCGGTAGCATTTCCTGTCTTTGCCGGAGTATTGGTGTCGGTATTTGTATAAACACTAGGTCCAATTGCTCCAGGGGTGCAGTATGGAAGGTTCTGCATCATTGACTGAATCACTGCTTTTTGCGGAGTTTTTGCAGGCACTTGCTGCGAGACGTATCCATTTCGGAATGCGAAACCACCGTCGAGGCATTCAATCTGTGTGATGAAATTTACGCCTTCGCGAACAGACCAAGCTTGCGTGATGTTGCCTTGAAACACGATCGGCGTATTGGATCCATACCCAGCCTTAAGAATTACGCGTCGATAGGTTCCGTAGTTTGAAAAGTTAAACCTAATTGCGTTTCGGTGCGCGAGAGACAAGTTGTAGATACGGAAGGTGGCGTGACTGTTCGATGAGAGCGTTTTTCTAACAATATCGAACTCCAAAGTCAGAGGTAGCGTAATATCCAGCATATCCCCCGCTGAGTTGATCTGAACGCTCAGCTTATAGTTGCGCCCAAACTTATCAGCCATTGGATAATAGCTCCGCGTATTGAGCGACTTCTTCACTTGTCAAAATGTAGAGAGACGAGGCACCGGACTCGAAGTCCTCTTGCTGAGTAGGTTCTCGACCACCATTGGTGTAGCAAGCCAATCCGAATGAAATTTGATTTCGATACTGGTGAAGCATGTTTGGGCTATTCGTGATTCGCATGCCCTGAATCGTAAACTGCCCTGAGTAGTTACTAGGCGCTCCGTAATTTGCCGTCGCGGCAGCATAAACCAGGCTGTTTATGAACCATCCGTATTGCATTGGACGGTAATAGATCTCCATTTGGAGTGCGCTTCCATCCAAAAGAATGAGGTTGAATCGCTGCAAAGGGTCCTTGGTAATTTGGAGAATCTTATACATTAGAAGCTCCCCAACCCTGGAAATGTGACGGGACTTTCTTGAGCTAAAGTTTGAGTCCCTTGATTAACCGCTGAAGCAGATTGGGAAGACACTCTCCCCTGTGCAATAGAATCGGATTGATTCTTCGCGCTGACCGCAGTCCGAATCATTTTAAAAGTGACCTCAAAGTCTGTGATGACATTCGTATCAGCGCTTTGAATGGCGCGAAGTCTTTGAATGGCCATATTTTGGAATACCGCCCACGGGGTTTGAACGGTGAAGAGCCATCTTGCTGCCCAGTAAGCGTAAAATTGCTGAAACGCGACCTGCTGCTTATTCTGATTATTGGTAACCTTTCCAGAGCTAAGGTTGACCGCAGTACCAATTCCATTGGATCCGATAACGTTTTCACCGCCCTGGTTATTCAATGAACTCCAAGCCGAAATCGACGAGTTCACCGCGCTCGCGCCGACTTGATAGAGCTGCAGTGCCTCGTTGTAAGCAATCAATGCAGCCAACGTAAGCTGTGGCGTATAGGAGCTGATGACCGAAAGCTTCTGGAGTGCGAGCTGAACTGCTGCTGATGCAACAGGAGGTACATCATTGAGCTCACCAATAAATCCGTGCGTTGTTACGATCACGGGACGCAATGCCACCTGATCCTGAATCGCCGTATTGTCTTCGATATAGTGATCGGTTATGTCGCTCTCGATTGATACCGTCTGTTCACCCTCGTAGTGAAATAAGAGCGACGGAGGATTCTGTGATCCTCCTGCGCTATTCGCAGGATTCATCGGTTGGTAGCCCTGTGTCTTTTGAGGGCTTACCAAGATGAGATTCGAGAGCGCAGTTGCGGAAGTCGTGATGATTGAAAGCGGATTGCTAGCCATTAGCTACCCCTCACAAGCGCAGGAATCTGCTGGTACGCATCGCGCACGGCCTTCTTATGCGAATCAGTGACCTTCTTGTGATCCGTGCCATCGTGCTGGAAGTTTAGGCTTTGATTGATGTTGATATTGTTCTGTTGAGATGAGCCACCGCTTGGAGCCGTCACAGGAGGCGCAGCCTGCGTGCCAGTATCCATGTGAGCTGGCCTGCCAAAGAACCAATCGGAAAATGTACGGGTGCCTTCTTTAGGTTTCCCCGTCTTTGGATCAATCTCATTGCCCCAGAAGTCCTTCTTACCCTGAGAGTAAGCCGTGAGATCGTCCATGGCTCCTGCTAGCTGCTTTACGGCCCAAGCTAGCTTTTCAAATAGCTTGTATTGCTCTGACACGTGCTGGAGAGATTCAGCCATGCGAAAGAAAGCATCCGTGATCGTCTTAATATCTTTGATCAAGGAGTTTCCGTGACGAGCAGTAAACTTTCCAAACTGCATCTCAATCGATTGCCAAAGGTTAGCCCACTGAGCGCGGACATGATCGAGCTGCTTAATTTGAGAATCGCTGTAAAGTGGCGCCTTTGCGAAAACATCAGGACGGAAAGCATTGCGCTCCATCGCAGCAATCACGCCTTCACTCAGTCCAAATGACGACAACATCTGGCGCTTCCACGCCTCTGGTATGTCCTTGAGCTGCGCGAATTGCTGCAGCTTTCGCATCATGTAATCGAGGTCATTCTTACGGTTAAAATCGATCCCTACACGACCACCTACGATCGCAGCCCACTCAGGTGCACCCTTATTCAGATCGATGTTCGCCATCGCCGTTTGCAACGATTTGAAGGAGCCTTCCATCTCACCGTTTGAGATACCGACTTGCTGAGCCGCATAGTCGTACTGCTGCAGAGTCTTCGAGGAAATACCAAGAAGCGTCGACAGGTTCGTCAGATGGCTTCCCATATCAGCGGAGGAGCTCATCATGCGCTCTAGACCATAGATTGCTGCCAAGATCGCAGCCTTCGCTTCGAGCGACATGGAGGCAAGACCGCTCATGCCCTTCGTGGTTTGGCCGATGAGGCTGATCGTTTTATCCGCACCCGTTATGCCTAAGTTGACGAACAGCTCGCCTACCTTCATTTGCTATCTCCTCAGAGCGGCACGCTCATAATCTGCACAGAACTTCTCGTAGTTGAGTGCCTGCAGTACCGTCCTCGCATCCATCTCTTGAACTTCAGCGAGTGATCCGTATCCAGCCTTGACCAAGCGGAAATGGATCAATAGTGGATCGTCCTCCGCCTCTATTTCCGGTCTTTCTTCAGGCTCGTCAAAATAGGCCCGAACTCGGATAAGAGGCTCTTCACGAAAGGGGAAATGTTCTCCTTTGCGACCTCCAAACAGATGGTCGTGTAATCCTCGCGAGCTTTGACCGGCTCGAAGACCTCAGGGAGTATTCGATTATCGACTCCGTCCACGCAGTAGAGACACTTTTTCAAGCACTCCCAGACACAGGCTTCGATTTCCTTTGAAGATGCGCCAGCACAAAATACGTCCTTGTAAAGCGCAGCGACGTCCGTATTGGTGTTCATCGGAATACCGCGCAATTCCTTCAGAACAGCTTGATAAAGCGCCTTTGCAGCCACGAAAGGAGCAGGCGTGATTTTGAGTACAGCTCCGCTAGGAAGCTTAACTTCTTTCAAGTGGACCCCCTATCTTTAAGTCAGCACGCGAGGCGCATTGCTGAACTTCATCATGTAGATGGCAACCGATTGTTCGGTATCGCCTGCGACGTTGCTTTTGCCTTCGACCTGCTTTGTAAAAACTCCGCCGCCCAGAATATAGGTGTCAGACGTCACGTTGCCCTGACCGTCACCTAGCTTCTTTACGAACTGACCTTGGAGCAGGACCGTGCCAGCGAAATTGGCTTGCTGCTGGTTCAAAAGGTTCTGCAGAAACTGATCATCAGAGCTTCCGCGAATGAGGCGAATCTTGAACTCGCATTGTTTTCCGGACTCGTTCAGCGCGTAGATGCTGTTCCCGTTTTTGCCAGTCTTCAACTGGGCGATATCGGTTGGGAACGTAAGCTCTGCCACGGTCTCATCAGCGAAATCGCTGAAGACGCGGTTATTGAGGACTAGGGTGTCACTTCCTGAGAGAGTAACTGACATCGTGAATCTCCTTTTTCAAACTCTTATTAAGCGTTGACGTAGACGACCACGGAGCTGGATTGAACCGCTCCAGCTTCCTTCGCGGCGATCTGGATCAGAGGTGCCTTTCTTGCGACACGATCCGTCTGAAGCTGCTGAGCGATCGGGCCCGAATAGATGTAGTATCCAGCTTGCGCGATGTTCGCGATGAGCTGAGCCTGGTTTCCAAAGATGGTCGAGCTATTCCATGATCCTGGAGCAAGGTATCCGTTCGCGACAGCTTGCTCGCAAACCGCGCGATACGCGGCCTTCAGTCCATCCATACCGCCTTCGGTTTGTGGAATTTTTGTGAAGGACTGAGCCAGGTAGTTGAAGCCAGCAATCTGCAAGGCTCCCACAAACCATTGTTGGTTATAAACTTGATCAAAGAACTGGTTTGCACCCGTGCAGTAGACACAGGAGACACCCTGCAAGCTGATGTAGGTGTCAGCACCTGCGGCCTTAGCCAATCCTAAGATGGTTTGGGTCATCGTAGGATCTGGTTGGCTTCCAACGATCTTCTTTAGGTGCATAGTACTCGTGGTGTTCGAGCCAGAGAAGTTCGTGGAAAGCGCGCGACCGGCATACCCTGCCGCAAATATGACCGCGTTCAGTCCGCTACTCGAGCTATCGCCATAGTAGAGGCCGCGTGTCTGAGTGAAGCCTCCAGAACGTAAGAGATCGATCATGCCGCCCACTTGAATGTCGGCTTGATTATACGACACGAAGAAGGCGATTAAGTTTAGGGCCTGAACAACCGCTGCGGCTGCCAAAAGGTCCGTCTGACCAATCACTGCCAAGGGCTCATTCACCAGCGCGCCGAAGTACTGAACCAATCCCTGCGTGCGAGTAATAGCTGCCTCGATCGTCTCACCCGCTTGAGTGATGGCTGGCGTAACCGTGATTGATGCGGTTCCGCTATCCTCAAGGCTGTTAGCCGAGATAGTGAATGCCGCAACAGGTCCGTACGTGTTGCCACAGGTAATAACCAGCGATTTAGAAGCAATTGATCCAGAGACCAACCATCCGCTCTGACCCGTCACAGCTTGAAGCTTCGTTTGAATCGTAGCGACAGGATCATTCCAGTTGATGGCCGCAGTGGTTCCGTTTGCGGACGTAATCTCGAAAGATCCCGACGCTGCAACAGCAGAGAAAGTAAGAGTCTGCTTCGCGATAAGAAGCGGGATCACGATAAGCTCGCCGTTATTGGCTAAGATGTTTGGCTGCTGCGAGAAGATCGCGTTCGCCATCTGATACGTGCGAGAGCTACTGCCAAAATCTACGGCAACGACGGATGGGTCCAAATACTGACCGTATCCAAGAGCGGATCCTGACCAGCTTTGACCTGGCACATCGGTGGTAAAGATAGCGAGATTACTCGTATTGTATTCGTTGGCAGCGGTCTGAGAGACGGACGCCGAAATATTGATTACGTTGCTTAAAGGAAGTTGTGACATTTTTAATCCTCCTTACGGATTCGTCTTCACCGCGACATCTTGAAAAGTGTCGAAATAGTTAATTGGAGCTTTCTTTTTGACCAAGTACTGCATTTGAACTGAAATCTTGAATCGGTATGGAATCGCTGCTCCATCAATGCTGGAGAGATTCATGAAATGCGATCCGGGCGGTAAATTACCAATATAGAAAGAGTTAGCTTGCTGCTGTTGCTGCGAGTAGACGCTGGCAAGAGCCATAAGCACTTCTTCTTTGCGAATAAGTGCTTCCGCACTTCGAGAAATCACATCGATATCAATTTGGGACATCATGTTGACCGACTGAACTGCGTCTAGTCCAGCGCCAGATCCATCAAATTGAACCGTATTGCCATACGGCTTCGAAGGCCCTACGGATACTGCGATATAAATTCCCGTATCGGTTGGCTGGAAGATCTTTTGATCAAACAAATAGACGCGACCAAGCGGAAGATTCAACTCGTGTTGGAGGATATCGCAAAGCAGATGCAGCGGATAACCAACCATCACTTTTGCCGTTGCAACGAGTGCAGGCACAGACGAGTCCCTTACCTCAATGGTATCGAACATCTTCTCTGGATCACTTGGTACCTCAGAGGGCGACGTGTAGACCCCGGTCGCATTGTCGATGGTGCCACCGGCACCATGAGGCCGCAGTGTATAGGAGTAAGGAGCGGTCCCGCCCGTCGCGAGAAACGAGACCATCAGACCGGGGCCTACAGCTGTCGCGGATTGGGTTAAGAGTAGCGTGCTCATCTTGGTCCACTCCCCGTCCAGTCTTGGCAAAGCGTATAGTGCACGTACCCATACAGCGAGTAATCCTTGCGCGACATGATACGTGTCTGCTTGCCCTTCCAGATCACGACCGAATCAACGTCGAGCGTGAGAACTGGATCCGCAAAAAGCTCAAAGAACGTCCAAGCGCGCTCGCCCTCTGGTCGCAGCATAAGTTGGCGATCAGTAAATGGCATCGCAACGCCTTGAAAATTGATTGGGTCGCCGGTTTCAACGACTTGGAAGGCTGAAACAGTCTTTGTGACCTGATTGAAGGTCATGGGCTGAAACAAATCGCGCAATGCACCAGATACGTCAGGAACCGTGCCGGCCTTATCGAACAGTGGTCTGTCGGCAGCGTTCGCAATGCGGGTCATTCGCGAACCTCGCTTGTGATGGAATTGCGAAGCTGTTGCGTATCAACCAGGATCTGGCCGGTGTTATTCGTGTAGGATGGAGACTTCCACTTTTCCCATTTTCCGAAGCCTGCCGTATCAAAAGCCTCGAGCACAATGAGCTCGGCCATCTTCGTGACCTTTTGCACCCAAGGAAGCACGGATCCGCTTTTGATCACCTCGTTCAAAACATTTTTGTCGAGCGCCTTAGAGCGCTGCATATACTTCTGAAGGTTCCAAACAATTGGAGACACTAAAAACGATCTACGAGGCAGGGTCGACGTGCCAAATTCGTGCATGGCTCCGACCTCTGCATTCCCCATTACTGACGTACCGCTGCCACCCTTATCTTCGATCTGGCGATTGTCGCGTCCACCGATAATGCCAACACGCGCCTGTGGAGGCTTTGCTTTCAAAGCCTTCAGGAGCTGCTCTAGGCCGGTGATTTGTAGGGTTACGTCTTGAGCCATTAAATAGCCTGTGTGTGTCCTGGCGCGATACCGAAAGCGCCCGAAAGCATTGGGAGCACAAGGTCCAAGTACTGCGCTCCATAGTTAGTTTTAGTCAGCATTGAAAAAGTTGGGTTATCTAGAATTCGTTGAGGAATTGTGAAGCTCTCGTTCACTTGTCCCACGCCACGGCTTGCATTCAGCCAAGAGAACTGACCGTTAAGCCCCTGAGAGCTAGAGCGCAAGTTCATGACCAGGTAGTGAGCGGTCAACAAAAGGTACGCGAGCGAATAGGTTCCCTGATCAGCAAAAAGGCATGGGTTGATGTTCACGTTCACCTGGATGAAAGCCCGTGTGATGTCCGAGTCCAAAACAGAAGTGTTGGGATCGGTTCCGAACGGGAAGTCCCGAGTGAACTGAGTTTTAAAGTCTGCCACTGCTGGATTTGTGAACCCCATTCAACCCTCATAGAAAAACGCCCGAGGGTTTTTTGTCCCCCGGGCGCATGCACACATCCGCCTCGGGCTTAGAAGCCGAAGTAGAGAGTCTCGAGCGGGCGATACGCCAAGACACCGGTGAACTGACCATAGGCAGCGTTCTGGAACGAGAAATTGTCCAGAGAGTTTGCCAAGGTGGTCGTGTAATTCAGAGGAATATCCATGCGGACCGACTCCTCGTCGTAACGGGTAAGGACGTACATTTGGGTCGAAAGACCGCTGTATGCCTTATCGCCGTATGCGAGTGGCAGAATCTTGAAATTAGGATTCTGAGTGATGCGCTTGAAGGTATCTTCCAAAACTTCGATGATCGACTTGATCGGGAAGCTTGGAGATGCTTGATTTGCCAATTGGTTGAAATCAGACTCTGGCACGATCAAGCGATCTGGATATGCCGTGCGTTGGCAGTTGTTGCGGTAAGCCTCGAGAGCTGCACCAGGGAAAGCCGCCAATGCCGTCACGGAGAGTTGCGCGATTGGCGTAGTGAGCAACGTAGCATTGAAAGTAATGCCTGCTTGGTTCAAAAGACCCATGCACTTGCCACCTGATGCGTTCAATCCGCGAGCGCCCAAGAAAGCGATACGTTGAAGACCGAGGTCCCAGTTTTTCTTACGGGCCTTTTCCTTCGCAGTGATCAAATCCCAGTTGCCAGACATTGCAGCATACTCGAGATCGAAAATAGACCAGCCGATAGCCTTTGCCCAAGGAAACACTTGGATGTTAAGGGAATCGACAGCAGCGTCAGCAGATGCCATCTTGCTGTTTTGACCGCCGGTGTTGATGATGCCGGTTTCGAATTCATCGGCTACATCGAACGAACGGAAGGTGGTCAGATTCGTAGAGAACCGGCCCTCACCTACGCGAACTGGCAGGTAATCAGCGAATGGGATTTGATAGAGCTTTTGCTCAGAAACCTTCTTCGCAATGGAGGTCAAAGTGGTGATCGCAGCTTCGTAACCGATTGCGTTCAGCATCGGAGTTTCTTCGTGCTGACCGAATTGGTTTTGAAGCTTTTGAGACATCCACTTCACGTTGTGCTTTTCGCGAGCGTTGAGAGTGATTGGTTCACCCTTAGAGTTCAAAATAACTGGCTTCTTGAATTTCATGGATTCTGATCCTTTCCCTATAAATTAAGCGAACTGGAAGCTCGGTGCAGAGAGCACCACGCGAATCAAAGCGCCTGCAGCAGGAGCCTTGTCGAATGCATAACCAACGATGCTTGCGCCGCTGGAGTTGACCTTCGAAGCCACAGCACCTGGGCTCGAAACATCGAGCTGAACTTGAGCGCCGCGAGCGATCGCGCCAGTTGCATAGAGATAGATAGCATTGCCAGCGAGCGAGAGCTCACATGGAGAGCCTGCTACGAATGCAACAGTCTTCATATCGAAGTTGATGAAACCAAACACTTGGTCGGAGTTGGCGGTACATGCGACAACCTTTGGAATCCCGTCAGCGCTGTCGACGATTTTCACAGCTTGACCAGCGTAGAGGTTACCAGATTGGCTTGCGTCGATTTGCGCGGAAATCGTGTTGTTGCACATGCGCAAATCTACGGTTCCAAGAAGCGTGGATTGAGCGAATTGATTTTGGCCCAAGGTAGACGCATTCGTGGTCGCCACGGCGAGCTGAGCGCTGGTGCCAGCGACAGAGCCAGAGTCGGTTGCGATGACCTTGTAATAGTATTGGGTGTTTGGAATGAGGCCAGAATCGTTCAGAGTGAGCGACGTTGCACCTGCGATAATGTTACCTGCACCTGGAGTAAATCCAGACGTCGTGGAACGATACCATTGGTATGTGTATGGTGCGGTACCGCCAGTTGCTGCAGCACTTGAGAGCTGAGCGGTCGTCGAACCAACTGAAACCTGACTTAATGCGCCTGCCGTAGTAGCCATTCTCTATTCTCCTTATTTATTTATTCGAACGGATGATCACCTATGAGCCTTAAGCTCCGTAGAGAGAACGTCCGCGGGCGACTTGATCGGTCAACGTTTCAATCACAACGGTTTGTTCAACCGTCGCTGCAATGTGAGCGTTGCGAAGAGCGTCGGCCTTCTTCTTCGCTTCAGCTTTCTTTTCAGCTGCTACGGAGTTCTTCTTCGCAGCTTCAATTTCTTCCTCTTCATGCTCGACAAGGTCTTCAGCAGCTTCTTTAGCTTCCTTGTCGTCCATGTTTTCTTTTTCTTCTTTTGGCTCTTTGACTTCTTTTTCTTCAGCCGCGTCTTCGACCTTTTTATCCTTAGGTTCCATTTCGGATTCTTCAGACTGCTCTTGCTTGCCTTTCAGCTCAGCAAGCTCGTTCATGCACTGAAGGTGCTTTTCAACGAGTTCGTTGACGGACATCTCGTTCTCGCCAACTTTCACGCGGTGCTCGCCATCGGCATAACCGTTCATGTTCATGACCTTGTCCATTTGAGTGACGAGATCAGTGATAGAGACTTCCTTTTTGCTCTTAGGAAGCTCGACCATCATGCCTTCCAGGTCCACAGTGTTCTCGACCTTGGCGCGTTTGAAAAAGTTCAATTTCATTTTGGTTTCTCCTTGTTCTTCTTTCGAATTGGCAATCCGGAGAAGTTCTACGCGCTTTGATTCGTTGTAAGCTTTGAACTCTTCCGGAGTCATAATGACCGACTCTTCGTAGCGAGGGTTTTTAACGATCGCTAAATGCTCGTACTCGCCATTCTTGATTTGCTTGGCGTAATCGACACCGTTCCACATGCCGCCCTTGCCATCAGCGGTTGGATAGTACGCGTTAGAGAGGCGCATGCCGGACTTAATGGCGCGCTCAGCTCGATCGGTCACGGTGATGAATTTCACCCAGTGCTTGCCATCAGCGGAATTGTAAAAGCTCTCGATAACCCAGCCTTCGGCTTCTTTTCTAAGCTCGTCGAGGTTTTGCTCAACCTCATCGACGTGCTCGATGAAGATAGGCTTACCGGCGAATGTCGGATCCATGGCCCGAAGCGTGTCTTCGTTCAAAAACACGCGGTATGGATCTTTTCCTGGTTCGCGATATTCAGCGACTCCAGGATAGAAGTGCATGCCGTACCAAATTTTTCCGCCCGAGTTTAGAAGTTTCATGTGTCGTTGCTTTTGATCTGCCCGCTGCTAGCGCATCGGCAGATTGGGTGGGAAATTAACGAAACACCTGCAACGAGCGGAGCAACACCCGCGCAGGTGCGATTTACTGATTGGTTGTGGTGGGCTTTTGAGAAAGAGACGACAACCGATGCAAAAGCAGCGGACTGACCGACGAAACAGTGAGTTACGATCAGAGCGACCCGAAACAAAATGTTCATTCGTAATTCATGCTACGAACAAAGAAGCGGCTTTGCCTTATGAGATATTGCCGGATTTCGGCAGATTCTGCCGGAATTTCAAAATCTCACGACAGGATGTGCTTTACATCGGCAGTTAAAGTCTTCGCCCGGATTCAAATTGTTGCCTGGTTTTGTGACTCCGCCAGGCTTCCGACGACCATGATCATCGATCTCGTACGGGCTATCAAAGCGGAATCTCCTTCCGTCGCACTTCTTGTGTTCAGGCCGCACAGGGTGAGCAGAGGTTCCATGAACGCACTTCCAGGTAAACTCCTCGATGCCAGACTCTATGTATCTTGCTTCGGTGTACTTACTGAGAAGCAGACTTGTTTCCTGACGAGCCAGGAACTTCGCTTTATTGCTACTGACCTGAAATGAGTACTCGATGTGCTTTTGAGCCGACTCAAAGCGATTGCCCGCGAACGTGCTAGATTTGATTTCAGATCTAAGCTTGACGATTTCCTTCTCTGCAAAGCCCTTAACCCAAAGCTTCATATTGCTTTGCCACTGCTCTGAAATCTTCTGACGCTGCTCTTTGGATAACCTTGGAGCAATAGTTAGGCGCTGAACTGTTTCTTGAAACTCGCGATCCAGACGAGAGAGATTTCGATTGAAGTCGTCCGTGATCTCCAGCTTCTCCGCTATCTTTTCTGGATCGACTTTATCAAGGAACTTCGCCACCTTTTCCAGCTTCGATGAAAATCGGCCATTGCCCATTGCAATCGCTTCTCTGAGCTCGGGCGAGAAATTATCTTCAGACAGCCTCCAGCCATTCATGCGCGTATCCCAATGAGCACCCATTCGTCTCAACTCACGAGATATAGAGCCATTGAACTTTCCCAAAAATATTCCATCACCGTAGACGATGCGCCCAGAGCGCAGGGCTCCAAGCACATCGTCCAGAGAGTTCGTGAGAGTAGCATGGATTGGGTAGGATAACTCACGAACAATGGGCAAATAGATCTCACGCTTTAGAAGCGCCAGAATCTTTTTCTCGATCGACTCATAATCCTCGGTCGACTCTGTGATGGGTTTTAGATGAATGGTCTTCATGCGATTGGCGTAAGAGGCGGATCATTGATAAGTGATAGGATTCCGTCTGTTTCTCGAAGTAGTCCGCTGGTCTGACGCTTTAGCCTGTGATTCGTAATATCCAAAACAGGTGCTACCTTCTGAGAATCCTTCCTCGGAATAGGAGGAGCGCACTTCGCGTGATAGCGAAAGTTTCCATCCACGACCGCAGGGCCAGAAATTTCGCGTCCGCATTTTGCGCAATACCTCACGTTCATTGCATAGGCTCCGCTGGATATACTGTCAGCATATTGCGACCTCGGAAGTACTGTGGAGAGCCTCCAATTACGATCTCGGTTACGATCTCTTTGTGCTCACCTTCTCCGCAAGCTGCAGTGTCGGCAGTTCCTAGAGCTAGAGTAAACTGCCCCTCTGTAGCGTTTACAATCGTATGCTGACCATCTGGAAAGGTCACAGGTCCTACGCCGTTAGGTCCTTGGATCTGCGTGCTAAACGTGGCCAATGAAATATCTACAGGGTTTCCCCGATCATCTGTCGCCGTAAAGCTTAGGAGCGTTGCATCGCCTTGAGTGAATGTGTACGGACTATCCGCTTTCAGAAGCATTTGCTTTTAACCTCTCTTCGTTCTCTTTTGTGATGAAGACTAACTGCGGTCTAAGCATCTGCTCACGATACTGGTTGGCTTGCTCGTTGGTTACGATTGCGGGCAGCTTGTTCAGGCAACACCTTTTGAACTTCTTTCCGCTCTGACACGGGCACGGGTTGTTCCGTGGTAGATCCCTGAGTGGATTCCAATCGTGCCCCTCCAACGGTTTCCTCGCTCTTGGCTTGTTCTGGTTTCGATGCTGGAGTTGGCGCTGGTGCTGGAGGAACTTGTCCACGCTGTCTGGCGAGGAAGTGTTCGTTTGCTCGTTTACGCTCTTCTTCTCTTCGCTTTGCATCCTTGTCCTCCATGTCGTACTTTTCAATTCTTGCGTCCAACGTGCGAATAGCAATTCCAAGCGCTTGCGCCGTCGACGTCTTGTTGAACTTGAAATAAGTGAGCGCCTTCAAGATCACTTGCTTTTCGACTTGCTCCAGAGTCACTCCTGGACTCCACATGATATAGTCGTTCATTTTTCTCTCCTCCCATAAAGCGACCATTGCATCGTCCCTGACTCGATAGACAATCCGAGTTCGTCTACCGCTTCAGCTCTCTCTTTTTTCAGTACGCAACCTTGTGCGTGATGGCGCTTGCATAGCGCCTCGATAGTCGTGTGATTCTTTTTCAGAAAGTCTTGGTATCCAGAGAAGTTCTCCGAAGGACCAACCCAAAGCACCGCGAGAAGCGATAGCGTTCCCATTATTGGTCATCCGTTTCTGGCTTTGCTTCCTTCTTGAGATCCTTCATTTCTGAGCTGTCGCTAGCGTCTGAGGGCAACTTGTTGCCGTCCGAGGCCACGTCTTGAAGCTCTGGATCGTTTGGATCCAGCATCTCTGCCTTCGTATCGAGCTTAATATCGAAGAGGTCACCCTTGTTCGCAGCGTCGCGGAATTCCTGTGTGGTAAGTTCCGCACGCTCTTTCGCCTGAATGAGGCGATTGAACTTCTGCGTTTTGACGTTTTCTTCTTCCTCCGCCGACAAAACGCGAAGGGGCTTGAAGTAAATAGCCAGATCGTCAGGGACAAATCCAAAGAGCTTTTGACACTTCAGCTCTAGCATTCTCAAAATGTCGTACTTGAGCTTGTTTCGGACTTGAGCCTCGACCATAGAGTTGTAGTTCTCCATGTCGTTCTGGTCTGTCTTGAATCCAGAGCTCGTGCTAGTACCAAAGAGCTTCGTGATAGGCATGCGCATATCAGCTGCTACCTGCATACGAATGCCTTGCATCGTCTCAGCAAGACCGGCGAACGTGAGCTGCTTATTGTCCCAATCGTCTTCTGAGTCGAGAACGATGGCGTTCTGATAGTTCTTCTGCCAGTTGGTCTTTCGAATGCGCTCATAGACCTTCTGATGACCGTTTGCAGACATAAGAGTCGTGACAAGGTTCTTTACCTTGTAGACGTCGACCTTGAACTCATCGAGCACCTCGAAGGCAAGATCGGTGGCCTTCAAGTATTGGTTCATCGAGCGAATGAGCGCTTCGACAACCGACATGCCCCATCCGCGAAGACGTGGACGCAGAAAGCTAGGTGCAGGCAGAGCCTTCAAGCGAAGCACACGAGACTTATGAAGTCTGTGGCCATAGTAATCATAGAACTCGAAGTTCTGATTTAGGACTGCCGGATCGTACTCGTCTGTGTCCTGCTTATCTCCGTACAGTTCCCACAGGTCAACAGCGCGGAATTCAAGATCCGTATCTTGTCCAATGGCATCAACATCTAACGGCTCCTCTGGATCTTGATCACCCACCAGAATGAGAATCGCAGCGCCGCCATAGAGTCTATTCCACTTCCCTGCTTGTGCGGCCGTATTGAGATCGTCGTCTCGGTCTACAGAGATTTTTAGTTTTTCAATCTGCTGCTCATCAAGCTGCTTGGACTTGATCTCGATACCGCCTCGGAAAGCGTCGTCAACGGGTACGTCGACGATGGTCTGCACGAGCCCGATCTCGACGTAGAGCTGCGATAGGACTTGGCGGAAGTTCGAGACAAAGTACCAGCGAAGATTTCCATACGCGGAATCAACATTTGAGATCTGTGGTCCGAACGGAGCGCTTTGTCCGAAACCGAAGCCCTCAAACCCAAAAGCTCCCAGCTCATAACCAGGAGCACTATTCTCAATCTTAGACGGTGCATTAATTACCTGAACTTCGTTTTGAACTACGGTGTTTTGCACACGTGCATTTCTGCGTCGATCTCGTTTGCTCATTCTCTCTCCCCGTCACCAAACGTCAAAGCTTGAAAGTCCCTGACCCGCCAACTCGTTAAAAGCACCCGACAGTACGTCGACTTGGTCGTCGTGCACGCCATCGGGGAAGTTCTCGAGCTCCGTGAAAAAATCCTCGTTCCACGGCGCTCTGAGCACCAAGATGTTGCCAGCTTCGCTCTGTGCCGATGCCGGCTTTGCACGCGTCAATTTGTCGCTTGTAGGTTTCCTAATTCTTACATCATAGCCTGCCAGCATACGCACGAAATTTTCAGCGTCCGCGACGCCAGCTGATCCTGGATCCTGCTCGCCCACGACAGTTACCGTTTGAGAATCATGGCTTGCAGTGTTTTTCACCAGCTGCTCTACCCCGCCCGGGGTATCGCGCGTGGACTTAATATCGGCTACGCAGAAGCGACCGTTCGGGTACTTGAACATAAGAAGTCCACGAGTCCAGTCAGGATCTTTGTTTCCTTCATGGGGCTTAGTCGCTGCTCTATCCCAATAGCGTACAGCTTGAATCCATCCAGCGGGCACAGCATCGACGATAGGAAACCATTGACGCTGAAACACGGTTCCAGCAGAGGCTTTCGCTAACCAGTCGCCGTCTTTCAAGCGTGCTCTATCGACACGGTTCAAAGCGAGAAGGTTTCCAAGGTATCCTGGGTCCTTCTCCATCAGGATCTTGTTGTCATCCAAGCTCGCGGGAATGAAAGTCACGCTCTTGGGCTGGATCTCTTTTCCGCGTCCGTATTTGGCGTAGATCTCCTCGGGGCTATTTGCCCAGATGAGGTCATCGTTGATACGAATGAAGTATCTCAGTACGCCTGCGCGATCGCGTCGCGCGTACCGTCCCTCATCGTCTAACCACCAACGGATAAACTCCTTCACCCATGAATCTGGATCCGGATTGCATGTAGCTCTCACTCTTGGCTTCACGCCGATCGCAGAGCGATTACGAGAAAGCATGTAGAAGAATTGATTCTTTGAGAAGTGGCAGAGCTCGTCCCAACCCATCCAAGGCATCTGAGAGCCCTGATAGTTGTGCACGTCCTTCTCGTACTCGAGGTTTGCAAACGACATCGTCATCTTTGGGAATCGCCACTCGAGTTGATGCTCGCGAGGCCGCCCATTGAACTGAGAGTAGAGTTTCATGCTCTCATCCCAGAGGCCGCCTTCGGTGCGTACCTGAACGGTCGTGCGACGAAAGATTGTTCCACCGAACCCCTTCGTGTTGTAGTGCCGAAGCGGATCGAGCAGGAGCGCATAGGTCTTCCCTCCACCTGCGGCACCACCGTAAATCGCGATATCGGCCGGCGAAGCAAGAAACATCGTTTGAGGTCCGGGTTGAGGCCCGATGCGCACGGGCTCAAAGCTCATCCCTCATGTCCTTCCCCACCCTTGCGTAACTCGCTGCCATTCGCAGGTAGATTCAAAATGACCTGCGGTCCGCCGTCTGGCCCAGAGTGCTCAAGCTTCTCCTTCTCGGCCTGACCCAAGTGCTGCTTGCCTAGCCAGATAAGCATGGTCCTATCGCCCTTGAGAGCGAGCTGCCATTGCTGTCGCCTGAGACTGATTTTGCCGGTATCCGCCTTTTGGGCGTAATACTCCGCAAAACCCATCTTGTACTTCCGCTTTACGGCCCGCTCGATGGTGTCGACCGAGCATTTGAACCAGGAGGCGATCTCGACCTGCGTGCACTGGATTGCGCAAAGCTTGTCGAAATCCTCCCAGTTGATCTCGATCCTGGGCCTAGCCATAGGCTAGCTCAGCCTTCTGGCCCGTATATTTCTCCCATCGGGCCACGATCACGTCGCAATACCTTGGGTCTAGCTCCATCAGGTTTGCCCTACGTTGCGTTTTCTCGGCTGCAATGAGGGTTGATCCGCTACCGCCGAATAAATCGAGCACAAGGCCAGCCTCGGGGCAGCTGTTGCCTAAAAAATACTCGATAAGCTCCACTGGCTTCATTGTGGGGTGCTCAGCGTTCCGGTTTGGCTTGTCAAAGTTGACCACCGTGCACTGCTTTCGGTCGGAAAACCAATTGTGCGCTGCTCCGGGTGCCCAGCCATAGAGAATAGGCTCGTGCTTCCAGTGGTAATCCTGGCGACCCATGACGAACGTCTGCTTTACCCAAATGAGGCACTGCTTTAAGAGCCAGCCCGCGTCCTTCATCGCCTTGCGGAAGTTCACGCCCTCGGAATCAGCGTGCGCCACGTAGATCGCGCAGCCCGGCTTCGTGTGCATGATCATGTTGGAGTAGACGTCATAGAGAAACTTATAAAACTGCTCATCGTCCATCGAGTCGTTCTCGATCTTAAGCGCGTCCTTCGTCTTCCCCGTGTAGGACACGTTGTATGGCGGATCCGTCCAAATGATATCGGCCTTCTCCCCGTCCATGAGCTTTTCGACGTCGGATAGCATTGTGGAGTCGCCGCATAGAAGCTTGTGCCTTCCCAGAATGTAGAGATCCCCTGCCTTGGTTCGTGGCGGAACAATCTCGGGTACCTCGTCCTCGTCGCACTGAGGATCAAGCTTCTCCACAGGCTCGAGCACGAAGTTCCTAATTCCCAACAGGTCCAGATCGAAATCCGGGCCTAGCTCACCCAGGTCTGAGTTGATGCCGGCCAGATCGAGCTCAGCCCAGGATGCGATCGCATTGTCGGCCTGAACGTCCGCGTACTCCTGCTCCTCGGACTCGTAGTCCTGGAAATTGACCGGGACATCGTTCCAACCGTTAAGGCGGGCGGCTTCAATGCGTCCGTGACCAGAGGTCACAAACCCAGAACGCTTTGAAACTTTTACAGGGTATCTCCAACCCTGATACTTCAGGATCTCTGCTAACCGCTTGATCTGATCATCGGGATGCTTGTTGCGGTTCTTGGGATGAGCTTTGAGCTCAGCAGTAGGACGCAGCTCGTCGTAGAGACAGCGAATACTCATTTCAGATTGTTGCATTCCCCCAGCGTAAAATATGCCGGCAGTTTCTGCAAACGACAATTTGTCGTCCGCACAAAAGCCTGTTAGGGTTACCTCTTGGGGCCGACAGGTTTCGACGGAAACATGAGCGATCCTAGCTGCATGCCCCGGTTGATCGAAGGCCGGGTTAAAAATCGATCACTCATAAATGCAAACGATAAAATCGTCAGCATGGATTCCTTCCGCGCTCGCAAGGGCGTGGCAGCTCTCCAAATGGTAGCTTAACCGCTGCGGGGCCGCCTAAGCCCGTCAAAGGAAGAAAGGCATAAAGTAGGTTGTCAGATCCTTCTCAAACTGACTGGTGGATACGCGATCTTCGGATCGTCCCTTTAAGCATGTCGAGGCCAGGTTCAATCGGTTTTCGGACGGGAGTTCAATTCTCCCCGGCTCCACCATTTTTTCCGAGACTAGGCTTCTCTTCGATGGCCCTTTGAGTCCGGCCCTTTTTTCGAAATTGCTTTCACGTATCCAAGCGCTGATCGCTGAATGCCAGCAAGTTTTTCTGTTTTTTTTACAAGGGCATCAAGCGCGCGCAAGGCATCGTGCTTTGACTCCCCTTCGAAAACGAGTTTCCCATCGATTGCCCGCTGAACTTGCTCAGTGAGCGCGACAACGGAGCTTACGAGCGATCGCATCGATACACCCGCGACCGCAGGCAGTGCAGGATTGGATAGCGTGGCCCGCGCGCCATGTTTCTTTGCCGAATCCACCAATCTTCTGAGCTCAGCAATATCGATCTTCTTTGCCGTTGCTAGAAGCGAGTCTTGGTCTGCGTGTGACAGCGATACAAGAAGATCTACTTTGCTCGAGGAGATCAGGCCGCTACGGTATGCAGCCATCACCCGATCACTTGCCTTTGATG